TTTAAAAGTTAGTATAAAAAAAAAATAAACAAAAAAAAAACCTATTTACTTTATATTACTATTATTATTAACTTTTTTACAAAATAGTAAAAATATAGTATTAACAGTATTTAAAGTTGGTTTTAGTCTGTTTAAAACTTGTAAAAAACTTGTAAAAAAGTGTTTAAAACTTAAAATAACAAAACATGAAACTAATAAATGATACTGATCTATTTAAAGCCTGGCAAACCATTGACAAACTTAATTCTGGGGATATATATAAACTTTCTAAAATACCTCAACATCGCAGAAATTTATTTATACGATGCATTAAGCAAAGAATAGATACCTTAAAGGATTGTGAATTTAATCCTGATTATACAAAAATTAAGAAGTTATCAGATTTTTATACCTTTACCTGTGAAATTAGTTAACTGAAATAAACTAAATATTTTACAATGGCAGATGGTAGAAAAAATAATAGTGGTACTTTAGGCAATAATGGAGGCAGACCGCCAAAGTCAGACGAAATAGCTTTAATTGCAAGACTATCGCCAATGGATAACCTGGCGTTAAAATTACTTAATGATAAGTTAGAGGAGGGCGATATGGCAGCTCTTAAAATGTTTATGGAATACAGATGGTCTAAACCAAAGCAAGAAGTTGCCATTGATGGTGATCTAATGCTAAGCATTCCTGCTCCTGTGATCTACAATACTGCACCTCCAATAGCAAATAATGAAAATGACATAGAAGATGTTTAAATGCTCACCTGTCTTTTATAAGAATTATAATTACAAAGAGAAGGTTTTAATCAATCAGGGCGGCACATCCTCAAGCAAAACCTACTCCATTATGCAACTGCTATTCTATAAAGCAGTAACAGAGCAGAGATCAGTTATAACAGTAGCCGGTGAATCATTGCCTAACCTTAGAAAAGGTGCTTACAGGGATGCTGAAAATATCTTTGCAGATAACAAATATCTACAATCGCAACTAAAGTTCTGGAATAAGACTGAGCGAATAATCTACTTTAAGAACGGATCTTTGATTGAGTTTGTATCATTTGAAAATGAGCAATCAGCTAAGAATGGTAAGCGTGACTATCTTTTTGTTAATGAGGCTAATGGTATAAGCTATCAAATTTACTGGCAGTTAGCAATCAGGACAAAAAATCAGATATACATAGACTATAATCCTACTAATGAGTTCTGGGCGCATACTAAGCTAATAGGTCAGCCAGATACGAAGCTGATAATAACAGACCATAGGCACAATCCATTCCTATCAGAGCAGGACCATGAAAGAATAGAGGCTATAAAAGACTTAGACTTAGAACTGTGGCGAGTATATGCCAGAGGCATGACCGGTAAGATTGAGGGCGTTATATTCCGTAACTGGGCAATATGTGAAAAGATACCAGAGGATGCTGAGCTGATTAGCTATGGCATTGACTTTGGCTTTACTAACGATCCCACAGGCATAATAGAAGTTTACAAATCAGGTGGTGAGTTATGGGTAAATGAGATGTGCTATGAAACTAGACTAACCAATATGGATATTTGCAGGAAGCTAAGAGATTTTGGCGTAACAGATGATCAGGAAATCATAGCTGATTCGGCAGAGCCTAAGTCTATTCAAGAAATATATGCAGAGGGATTTAACATTCACGGCGCAATGAAAGGACCAGACAGTATAAAGCAAGGCATTGACATCCTTAAAAGATATAAAATAAATATAACGGCAAATAGCCATAACTTTAAAAAGGAATTATATTCATATATTTGGAAAAAAGATAAGACAGGCAGGATGCTTAATGAGCCTATTGATGCTTTTAACCACTTAATAGATCCGTTACGTTATGTGGCATTAAATAAGTTAGCATCTAAGATTAAACAAGAATATTCATTTGATTGGAACTAAAATGGGCGTATTTTCTAAAATATTCAAAGCTGATATAGAAAAGGCAGCTACTACTCAGTTAGAGGCGTTAATGCCTGGACTTCAGCAACAAATAACTGCTAACCTATATAACCAGAATGTTTTTGGATGGATTGGCAATAATCAGGTCATAGTTGACTTTGAGGACAAAGTAAAGTTTGTTGACGAGGGATTTAAGAAAAACGCTGACATATATACCTGCATTGATATTATATCAAAGAAAATAGCGGAATGCGCTTATTGCCTATACGAAGTAAAAGAGGGCGTAACTAAAAAGGATCTAAAGGTATTCCAGAATATGTCAATGGCTGAGGGTGCTACTGCTAAGATGCGGACTTTGCAACTTAAAGAGCAGATGTTTAACCAAGTAGAAAACAATCCTATTTTGGACTTACTGGCAAAGCCTAATCCTCAGCAGACTTATGAGGAATGGATGACTGATCTAGCAGGGTTCTTTTTATGTACTGGCGATGGATATATCTTTGGAAATGGCAAGGATCCTGACATGACTGCAAAATGCATCTGGTCACAACTCTACTCTTTGCCTAGTCAGTTTATAGAGATTATCTCTGGTGGAATGTTTGAGCCAATCAAAGGTTATCAGATGCGCTCTGTTTATATGACCGAAGTGCCTATACCGGCTCACCAAGTTGTGCATTTTAAATCCTTTAATCCTGACTTTACGCTGACAGGTGCGCAACTTTACGGACAGTCACCTATTAAAGCTATTTACAGGAATGTGCTAAAAGAGAATGAGGGCGATAACGAATTACTAAAGCAAATCAGGAATGGTGGTGCTTATGGTTTTATATCTCCAGATGGACCGGGTGCATCGCTGACTAAAGATCAGATGAATGTGCTTAAAGAAAAGTTTGTGGAGGCTAAGCGTGGCGAAACCTTAATGGATCGTATATTCCCAAGCTCTGGTCCTTTGAAATGGACTCAGATAGGAATGCCATCTACTGATCTGCAATTAATAGAATCGCTTAACATTGATACCAGAAAGATATATGCAGCGTTTCACGTTCCTATACAGTTTTCAGGTAGTGAAGCAGCATCAACCGATAATAACATGGGTTGGGCGTCAAAGCAGTTAATCTATAACGCAACCGCTCCACTATCTCGCAAGATCAGGGATGCAATCAATAAGTTTGTTTGTGAGCCATACGCTAAAGTTTACGGTAACCAATATTACTTTGATTTTGATTTTAGCTCTTATCCTGAGATGCAGGAAGACATGGAACGCCTTACTGCATGGCTAAATCAATCATATTGGATTACTCCAGATGAGAAGCGTATTGCTCAGGGTTATGATAAGATAAGTAGTGTAGATATGAGCAAGATATACGTACCTGCTAACTTAGTACCTATTGAAGAATTGTCGCTAGACCAGGCTTATAACAATGCAACCATAAATGGCAAGTAGTGTTAAATACCATAAAACCTATTTAAAGCTACATAAGGAATATGAGGCTTATGCGTACCCTATTATAAAAAAAGCTTTAGATGACCAGACAGGTGCAGTTGCTGACTTTGTCAATGAAGATACGTTTGATAACATAGAGTTATACATCCAGTTCTTAGTGCAGCAAAAGCCTTTGTATTCTGGATTAGAAAAGATATACACAAAGGTTGGCGTTTCGGCAGCTACATTCTCTTATGACTGGATTCGTAACTCAGTACCTAAAACTAAAAAGGATTTTATAATTGATTTCTTTAATGCTGCATGGTACGAAGAAATGGTAAACTACTTTAGGCTAATCGGAGGTACTAAGGTTACAGGCATAGACGAAACTACAATGGATAAGGTTAAGACTTTATTAGCTAATATTTTAGGACAAAATTTGTCCAGAAGAGATCAGGCTAAACTATTTGAAGAAACGCTAAATGATCCTGCATTTAACAGAGCAAGGTCTTTAGTTATAGCTAGAACAGAATCTACAACTGCTGCAAACTTTGGGATTAACATGGGTGCTGAGAGTTCTGATTATGAGGTGCAAAAGTTCTGGATTAACACAAAGGATAAACGTACTAGACTTTCGCACCTAGCAATGACTCAGGATCGAATAGGATTAAATCAGTTTTTTACGCTTAGAAATCCTAAAACTAATGTAGTTACTGAAATGATGTACCCTGGTGATGTCGGTACTGCTTTGAATAAAATACCTGCTGCTGAGGTTGTTAATTGCCGTTGCGTTATGGCAACCGAAGCGATAAAGGATGCTGATGGTTTGCCGATACTAAAACCGAGAACGCCTGAGTATCTAAGAAAATTAAAAGAAATAGATAATGAATAGTATATTTACATAAAATTTTTTAATCATGAAAGGATTATTAGAATACAAGAATTATAAAGCCGAGATAAAAGACATGGATTCTGAAAGGATGACAGTCACAGGCTACTTTGCAAGTTTTGGGAATATAGATTATGATGATGATATTATTATGCCCGGTGCAGCGACAAAGACAATCGCAGAACGTGGTCCAAAAGGATCGAATGAGATATTCTTTTTAAATCAGCATAACTGGTCTCAACCGCATGGAAAACCTATGGTATTAGAGGCTCAGGAAAAAGGAATATACTTTGAGAGTTCTATTGCACCTACAAGCTACGGCAGGGATGCAATGATTCTTTATGCAGAGGGTATTGTAATTCAGCATTCTATTGGTTTTAGCACTATGAAAGCTGACTATGATCAGAATACAGGAATGCGCATGATTAAAGAAATAAAATTATACGAGGGATCAAATGTCACTCTGGGTGCTAATCCAGAAACTCCATTTATGGGATTTAAGTCCTTGACTATGGCAGAGATAAACGATCAGATTGGTAAAATGATTAAGCTACTAAAAGATGGTAGCTTGACAGACGAAGGCTTTGGCAGGTTAGAAATAGCATTAAAGCAATTTCAACTAGAGGCGTTCAATTTAGGTAAAAATTCACTATCGGAAGCAGAGCCGACATTAGTCACTCCAGTAAAAGATGAGCCGAATATATTAACAGAATTAATAAAACATTTAGAAAAGTAAAAATGGAAAATTTAGAAGTAAAGGCTCAGGAGTTGCTCGACGCAAACAAAGCCAAAACAATTGAAGAAGCTAAGGCTATCATCGCAAACGCTATCAGCGAAGCTACAAAGGCAGCTGATCTAAAGCTAGAGGAATTGCAAAAATCTACATCTGTTAGAATTGATGCAATGGACAAAGCATTGCTAGAGGCTAACTCAGAAGCAAACAGAATTAAAATGGATGCTAAAGAAGCATCTCCAATTTCCTTTAACAAAGCATTTGCTACTGCTATGGATGAGAACTCTGATAACTTAGAGAAATTCCGTAGAAAAGAGATCAAGCAGTTTGCAATGGAGTTAAAGACAGTTGGTGATATGTCATTAGCTAACATTACTGATCTTGCTGCTGCAAACGTGCAGATGCTACCAGGTATCATCCCTGCTGCGCCACGTAAGTTGCACATTAGATCATTGTTACCTACTGGAGTTATGACTACTTCTGCAATCCACTATCTTCAGGAAACAGGTTCTGAGGGATCAGTTGCAGCATGGGCAGATAATTCAGGTACAAAATC